ATACCCTTAAGTGCTTGAAGCTTCATGTACTCGTGTGTTTGATCTACTGATTGACGTAAGTCAACAAGCTTTTCAGAGATAACATTGGCCAGTGTATCAGCCTCATCAACTGAACCCGCTCTACGCTTAGATAAGAAGTCTTGCTTAGTTACGTTGTCTTTCTTCTTCATGTAGCCTAGAGGCAATGAGAAAGTGGTCACATCACGATCTTTACCATATTCTGCATCACCAACTCTGCGGTCAGTATCGGCTAATAGAGTAGTGGTACTTTCGATACGGTCAAAGAGGATAGCCTCTTGGTCTGTAAAGCGAGCATCAAAGATGTTCTTTGAGTTAATGAAGCCCGATTGGTTTGGAATTTCGTTAATAGCCGAAGTCCATTCCACTGTACTATTGTGGTCATTGGGATTTCTTGTAATTGACATTATATTGTGTCCTTATATGTGTTTATTAGTTTTAGTGTATTAAGTAAATCTTTACTTGGGAAAAGCTCTGTATGACCACATTGAAACTCCTCTTTACTTAAGAGGGGCTTGCAGTACATTTTCTTTATGATAGATTCTACCTTCCTAGCTTCAATACCCATATCAAAGGTAAATGAAGTTAGTAATGAAACATCAAAAGAGGTTTTAGCATCAATCTCTCTAACCCTATGAGTAACATCCTTTGATGTAATTCCCACCTTGTGGCAGATATTGTCCTCACCTTTTGTCACTGAGAGTATATAGAGAGAAGAAGGTGCATTGTCCTTGAAGCCCCCACATGAGCAGGAAGGGCACTTTGTGTGACCAACCACCACGTGGCAATACTTCGCTGAGAATACACCATGATCTTGACAGAGGAACTCCCATCTATCAGCAGCTTTACCCGAAGAGGAATCAACAACCTTGTAAGGTGTTGAGCCTTCAACCTTAGCAACTTTTAATGGCAGCCCTTCTATAAGTTCCCTTGCTAGACTCTTTAACCTCTCGCATCCACAAGATGTGGTGTTTCCATTCCTGAGATTTACTGCCCTCACAACAACAGCCTCACCACACGAGCAAAGACAGTTCCAAAGAACATCGCCCCCAACCTCGTCAGCTCTCTCAAGCACAGTTAGTCTATTATATGTGTTACCAGTCTCATCTATTAGAAGCTTCTTAGAGGTAATTCCAGCCGCCATGCAGCCACAAGATGAAGACCTCCCTTTCCTGAGTTGTCCTCCAGACACAAGGGACTCATCTCCACAGACGCACCTACATAGCCAGTAATGCACGTTATTAGAGGTTTTACCTCCATAACTAATTACATCACGGTAGCCATGAGTGTTACCTGTTTCATCAATGAACCCCCTGCCTTCCGGCATGTCAGTCATACAGATATTCTTCACTTAATACTTTCTAGTTTTGTGTTACGACTTTAATGCCTTGGCGTGTTAGTTCCACAACCACTTCATCAATATTAGCTTCAGATAGTGCATCAGCGAACTTTAGTTGTTCACGGGCTACGATAGCTGCACCAGAAGCGCCGGGGCCTCCGTTTAAAACAGCATATACTCGTGTACCAGCACCCAAACCGTCTGTGTAAACTGCATCGTCAACTAAGATACTAACTTGCTCCCCTGCGATTGTGCCAGCGGCCTCTACGTCTACAGCAGCGATTAGCGTACCATCACCTTTATAAACTTCCCCAATCTCTGCTGCAGCAGCAACAGTGATTGAGCGTGATACTCTTTCATAACCGTCTTCTAAGCCGAACTCACCCTTAATTAAATCACCTACTCGTGTTTTTCTTGTAGCTACAGTTGTCATCAGCTATTCTCCTAGTTTAAATTTATTTTTAATAGCTTCTGCTACAGATGCCTGTAACTTCGCTTCGGGGGTCGAAAGTTCTGCTTCACCGCCATCTGACTGTGCTTCAAACATTTCAGAATCCTTGTCTCTCTCAGCCACTACTTGAGCCTTCTCAGCGCCTAAGACAGCCTCTTGAGCCTTGCCTAAAGATTCTAATACAGCCACTTGAACTTCTTCACTTGCTGCACCTAATAGTACATCCAAGCCTTCAGAAGCGAAGGAGAATCCTTCAACTTGAGCTTTCAAAGAAGCAGCCTTGCCTTCTTTTTCTTTTAATGCAAAGGCATCACGTTCTTGTGTGGCTAATGCTAATGCGTCCTTTTGAGACTCAAGAATAGCAGTCATGTCTGCCATCTGAGCTTGCAATTCTTTTAACTGCGTGTTTTCTTCTTCGTTCATTTTATTATTATCTCCGGTAGATACCAATTTCGGGGTTTTAGATTCTTCCCCATCCTTTAAATCTGCGAGATAATTAAAGAAATCTGCGCGACTTAATTTTTTGTCAATCAGCCCAAGCTCAAGAGCTTTATCGGGTTGGAATGATCTTGCCTGTGTATCACTTATCTGCTTTTCAGTCATATCTCTATATGAAGCGACGTGTGATATAAAATCTTCTCTCAATAAATCTACATTCTCTTGCAGCTCATTAAGAAACTCTTGTTTAAACTTACCTTCATTATCGAAGGGGACTTTCTCATCCCCTGCGGATATGAAGAGAACTTCACTCCCGTCTTTCATCTCTTTAGGGATGTCATTCTTCAAGGCAATCAAAGCACCAATACTTCCCACTGATGTAGCGTTGTCATCCATCATAATGATTTCATGTGCTGTACACCCGAGGACATAACCGGCGCTATTACAGCCACCTTCGATGAAGGACACCAGATGAATGCCATTCTCATCAGCCAGTTTTCTCATCCTACGTGCGCTTTCAAAGCAGCCACGGGACTCACCGCCACCAGTGTCATACATGACAGCTAATGTCTTGATATTGCCATCAGCAACCACCTCATCCATAGCACTGTCTATACTCTCATATGATGATAGCTCTCCACCGCCACAGACAGCCTCTAAGAAGCTCATGTCGTAGGATAATGGGCCACTGACGCTTAATGTAGCTACACCAACCTCTCCAAGGCTTAGACGAGACTCGCCATGCCTCTCATTCCTGTCCGGTATACGTAGCTCTACTTTCCCTGAGTTACGCTCCTCTAAATAACCAATGACATTCTTAATCGTCTGTTGGTCAGCCAAGAGAGGTGTCCCATATAACCGTTCTGTTAATCTAAATAGTTCATGGCTCATATATTCTTAACCTTTATTTTCATTATTAATCCTAACTCTTGTTCTCTTTGTTCTGAACAGAAGAGTCACCGCCAGAAGGACTATCAGAAGTACCTTCACCAACAGACTTGTGACCGTCACCAGACCTTGATGTGTTTACAGTGTCTAGTATCTCAGGCTTCACTTCGTCCATAGGAGCTAAACCAAACATCTCATTCCTCAAGTAGTCCTCTATGTCGTCTGTCGGACGAACAACACCATTAGAGAATACTCTGGAAATAGCCGAAGACAGTACATCCAAGTCCTGTTTCTCGATGTCCCCGTAAGTAAACTTACAAGATGTTCTTGGGTCATAGTCCCACTTGTTCAGTTCATACGTCTGTTTCATTAAGTCGTGGTTTAATGTACGTTGTATGTTCTTTAAGTGTGCCTCTACGCCCATCATTAAGAGGCTTGTTTTGCTATCCGCTAAAGAGAAGCTACCATGAGAGTCTGTACCTAACTTCAATACATCTGCAAAGAAGGTCATTAGTATCTTCGTATCATGCCTTCTTACGATCTCCCCAGTGTCGTACTGCTTACCACCACCTTCAACACCTTGTAGCTTGAACCCAAATAGCGGGTTGTTATTCTCATCATAAGCTTTAGGGATAATAGCGTATGCTTGTTCCCCCGCATGAAGATTAGCTGCCATAGCCTTCATCTCGTTTAGGAGAGTGGCCTGCCATGATGAGGGGTCTTCTGTAGCTGCGTTGATGATAGAAGTGTCTATCTCAAGTACAGGAGTACCACCTAAATCTTTTGAAACGCCTACGGATTCATATTCTTCAATGATTGCTCTATACTTCCAGCTAGAGTAACAAGCCCTTAATGGGCTAACGCCCTCTGGATTATCACGTTTAGGTGAATGTCTGAACAACATAAACTTCTTACGAGGGAGATCAATAGTATTGCCGTTAGTGGAGCCACCTAATGTGAGCCTACCATCCCGATTAATTTGTGATAAGTCTTGACGTAACCCCTTCAGTTCACCAGACTTATTATCGAAGAACCACTGACCAACTGTGTCTTGTGAGATCATTCTAAGGTCTTTCCAACCTATGAAATCCCCGACTGGAGTGTCTTTCAGTTCTTGGTATATCTTCTCAGGAGTGGAGAATCCAAATATGATGTACGACAGAAACTCAACAATATACTCTTGCCAAGGCCTGTTCATAACAAGCATGTTGTAATTCAACTGCTCACATCTTTTCTTCTCTTCTTTTGAGGCATCGTGAGGGACTTCCACTTTCCAGTCAACTCTGCCCAAAAACATCTCTATAACTGAGTATGCGGAAGCCACGTTTGGATCAAGAGTCATGGTTTTGAAGAGCTTGATAGACTCTGGAAACCTTAACTCTCTACGTGCTTCCTCAAGGATGTATCCGTTAACATTATTCAAAGAGGGGGCCGATATGCCTCCCAGTCTCATACGCCCTGTAGAGGGGCTAAGATTCGTGTCTGTCTGGAGATTTGTATTATCGTTAGCCATTATCCCTCTCTATTTAATATCTGGTATAGCTGCTGACATAACAGAGCTGTTTATGGTTGTGCTTTCTGATCCTGTCAGCCCTTTCATACTGAAGGGCTGTAGGATTTTTCCTTTTGTAAGCCAATTAAAGCAGGATGCTGTAGCATCAGGGAAGTCGTCTTTTCTATGTGTGCTGGAACGTTCTCCATCAAAGGCTTCCATCTCCGTGTACCACGCTTTTAGTGTAGCTTTGTTTGGGAAAGAAGACTCCACAATTCTGACAAGCCCGTTCTCACAAGCTGAAGCGAAAGGATAGAATCTAGTTAACTTATTCTTGTTGTTTGGCATCGGGTCTTCTTTAACTATGAAGCCTTCTGTAACAAGGTCTTTTGCAGACGATACAAACTCAACACGCCCTGCTGCGCCGGGGTCAACAGCAAAGATAACCGTGCAATCACTGCCATCTCTCTTTGCTTGTCTTTCTATCAGTTTGTCTCTTTCCCCCACCCGCTTCCTAAACCTGCCAATAATGTCTGAGTCTACGTCTCTTAAATCCACATCTACGTTCCATTGCATGTAGTAGAATCCATCCTTATCTTTAGACATATATGGGCTACAGGCTGTATAATCAGGGTATTTGTTTTTCTCACTAGGCTCTGTGGATGCTTTGTCCCATGCTCTAGCTGTTAAACAATTCATTGGAGCTTTATCAACCTTAACTAGCCAATCTCTACTAAAAAAGTTACTTCCTTCTGGTCTTACTAACCAATTACCATTAAGAAGAGTCTCCCGCTCTGTGCGAG